TCATTTCATCACCCTTTCTGCCATCGGGGAGCCGGAATATTCCGGGCGCGGATAGCTTGTATCTTCGGTTCGCGTGCCGCCGCAGGCTGCCAGCGTAAGAGGGATGACCAATGCAAGCACCAACAGCAAAGCCAACGTGGCCAAAATCTGCATGAATTTCTGCATTAAATCTCCCTCCCGTTCACGCTCAAGGAAGAACATTCGATTCTGCCGGGGATTTCAAACTTGCTGGCGTTGCAGTGGATGACCTTATCTACCTGATCAATGGCAATGCCCACAAACTCGCTGGTGGCCCCGCCGGTGGAATAATCAAAGCTGGGGTCGCCGGTGGAGAACCAGCCTAAAAACGTGTAGCGGGAGTTATCGCCAATATAAGATTTGCCGTACCGGCTGCTTAACACACCGGTCAGGTTGTTTTCCCAGTACCAGCGGATGCGCCCCGTGTCAATGTCCACACGAGTGCCAGCATCTTTGCCCATACGAATCCAGGCATTGTCCAGGTCATAAGTAGTTGTGCGCGCCTTATTGTGAATCTGCCCGGTCGTAATGTTTCCGCCGTTGATAATGGTCTTATCCTGGTTCCAGGTACTCAAATCCGAAAATGTCACCACGCCGGATAGGTTGATCTGTGCGCTGGTGATCTCTGTTCCGCCCGCCGTCAGCTTGATGGTGCTGCTGGTTCCGCTTGTGCTGGCCGTCAGCTTAATTTCGCCCACCGTCTGCTTGATCTCGGTTTTGGTTTCGTTGGCGGTCAGATAGTCGCCGGTGCTGGCCGTCCAGGCAGTGGGGGCGTTGCCCATCTGCACCATGGGGTGCATGATGGTCAGATCGTTGGTAACGGTGGCGTTATCGTTCGCGGTACTCACAAACAGACCGTCTGCATAGCCGTCCGCGGTCGCCGTAAAGGCTGCCCAGCGCAGCTTCCAGCCATTATCCAGCGCAATGTCCTGCTGTGCCTGCTTGAACGCGGAGCCGTAATAACTTTTTGCGCCACTGCTGCTCTTGGTCTCGAACTGCAAAAACAGGCTGTCCGTGCCAGAGTTGAGCTTGTACAGTACGCTGGCGCAGTAGGTCATGCCCTTGGCAATAACCAGCGTTTTGTCCGCGCCAAAATGGAAGCGGGTGTTCTGCGCCCTATTGGTCACTCGGACGGATTCACCGCTGATCGTGTAGGTCCCTTTTTTTCTCAGGTCATTGCCGCCTGCATCCAGGGTCGCATTGTTCCAGTCGTCGGTGCCCACAATAATATTGTTGCCGCCGGTGATCCGCTGCGTTACCGTCTGGGTAATTCTATCGGCTTTCTGGTCGATCGCGGATACTGATTCTTTAACGGTTTTGAATTCCCGCTTTGTGCTGTCCAGGTCGTTGGAAATAGTTGTTGTCGTTTCTTCCAGACTGCTGACTTTTGTGCTGATGCTATTCGCCTTTTGGCTGATGCTGGAGACATCCTTTTTCAGGCTTTCCACCGTTGCGGTGGTGGCGTAATCCTGCAATTTGCTGTCAACGGCATCATTGGCAGCGCTGGTAGCGGTGTCCTTCACGTTGGCCGTTACCGTTTCAGTCACTGACTTGGTGACTTCGGTTTTGATCTCGTCAGCGGTCTGGGAAAACAGGCTTTTTGCGCTTTCCTGGGTCAGATAGTCGCCGGAGCTGGCGTTCCACGCGGTGGGCGCGTTGCCGTATTGCAGCATGGGGTGAAACAGTTCAAACTTGTTGGTGTAGCTGCCGCCAAGCCCCGCCCTTATGCTGCCGCAGCCAAGCTCGACCGTTTTCAGAATACCGGTGTTGCTGGGTGTCCAGGTGCCATACCGCAGCACCCAGCCGTCTGTCTGCTCAATTTCAAGCTGGTTTTCGGTTTTTATGCTGGGAACGTAAGAAGTTCCGTTGTCGCCGTCATACGTAAGGCTCAGACACAACCCGTCGGTGCCGGAAATTGGTTTGTACATGACGGACAGGCATAAAGTGACGCCTTTGGTAATGCGAGCGCCAACGGTATTGAAAATAAAATACCGGTTGGTGTTCGCATTGGTAATTGTTGCACTGCCGTCATCGTCATACGCCACGCCGCTTGCATTGCCGTCATAGGTGGCATTGCGGAAGCTCTCACTGCCCAGGATCAGGTTGCCGCCGCCGGTGATTTTGGTGTCTTTTTTCACCTCAGAGGAGAGCCCGTCCACCGTTGCTTTCAGGTCGGTGTACTTGCCGGTCAGGTCGCTGGCCTTTACTTCCAGACCGTCCACGCTGGTCTTGATCTCCAGCATTTTGCCGGTCAGGTTCTTGAAGCTCTGGCTGTTCACGGCACTGGAACTTTCCCGGCTGGCGCTGCCCACGCTCTCAAAGCTTGCCTTGCCGGAGGAGATTGTGGCGCTCATCAGGTAGGTGTCGAACTCCCGCCCGCGTGCGTCCTTAACGTGCACGATCTGCCCGCAGGCAAGGCCGGAACTGCTGGGCACCGATACTTTGCAGGGGGTGTAGGTCACGTTTTTCAGCACGTTGTACAGGTTTTGGACAACGCTTTTCAGGTTGGCTTCGGTACCGGTTGTCAGCAGCAGGTTGCCCTGCACTGCATAGGTGTTGGTGGCAGTGGTGCTGTCGGGGTAAATAACGCCCACATCGCTGTCTGACTGCCGGATCTGGACTTTCTCAATGGCCTTGACCGTGTAGTCCTCGTAGCTCAGGCTGTCAGCATAATAGGCGGTGCTGTTGCTGGCACCGTCCGGGGTGATTTTAGCAGTGCGGCGCTTGTCTGTGTAGGTCAAGAATTGCAGCTTGCCGTCTGCATTCATGTGGGCGTAGCAGCCTGCCGCTTCTGCCGCCCAGGAGATGATCTGGCGGCAGGTCAGGTCGTCCGCATAGAACGCCTGCACGCTGTAGCTGCTATTGATGGGCAAGCCGCTGCTGGCAAGCGCGACCCCCGCCCGCTGGCAGGCCAGCTGAACCAGCTGCCAGATAGTTTTGGGGAACTGTGCCTGATTGGCGTGCAGCCAGCCGGAGAAGTCCGCATCCAGCTTGGACATGGTGTCGTAGGCCGTGACCTTGTAGCTGTTGCGCTTGGTGCGGGTGGGCTTTTCAGCATAGAAAACGCCCACCTTGGTGCGGTTCCCAGCATCGTCCTGCCGGTAATAGGTCAGGGCATCCCCGGCAGTAATTTGCAGGCTGCCGCCCGGGTCCGCCCAGATTTCGGCCTCAATGTAGTCCGAAAACGCAGAGCCGATGGTAAATTCCTGCCCGGCGTTCACCGCAGTGTGCAGCGTAATGCTTTTTATGGCATTGCCCGCCGCCCCGCCTGTCAGCTCAGTGCCGTCTTTCAGGCGTAAAACCGATTGATACAAAGGCATTCCTCCCTTTCTCAGCATTCAATGATGTTGAATTTCATGTTCTTCCATACGCCCTGTCTCGCATTGTGCCAGGCGATGCCGTATTTGCTGCAGTAGCAGGTGGTGGTTTCGGTCTCGGTGGAAGAGCCGGCTTTGGGATGGGTGAACTGAAACGTTGCCTTGCCTGCAAACAGCCCGATGGTGTACTTGTACTCGTCGTCAGTCAGGCAGCTGTAGGCGATGGGCCAGGTGGCAACCTTTTCCCGCACCACTTCGCGGTGCATGTACCCGGCTTCGTCGCGCCCGGAATCGCTGGAATCCAGGTCGGAATAGCTCGGTTCAATGTCGCAGTCCGGTGCGTACAGGGATTTGCCATCGATCTGGAACAGATTGGTCAGGGTCACGTTACACACCTCCTGTGGCAGTCAGCTGTTTGCTCTGCCAGCGCTGTACGGCGCGGCCTACGTCCTCGTCGGTCAGCTCAATGCCGCACACGGCGGAAAGGATCTCCCGCAGCACGGAAACCACGGCTTCAAAGCCCGCCATCTGGCCTGCCTGCAAATCTTCCATGACCTCGGCCACGGCCTGCTTGATGGTGTCCAGCGGGGCTTCCACGTTGGTGCCGTGGCTCTGGTCGCCCAGCACGGCCAGAAACTCCCGGTTGGCCGGGATGACCGCGCCTTGTGCCAGGTAGGGAATTTGCGGGGCGGTCAGGGTGCTGATATTAAACCCGACATGCCCGCCGCCGAATATGTCCGGCAGGTCGAACGACAACCCGTTCAGCGCGTTGATGACCGCATTGATGCCGGTCACAACGGCGGAGATCATCCGATTGATGAAGCCGATGATGCCATTGACGGCGGTTTTGATGGCGTTCGTCATCTTATCCCAGACGGTGTTGACCGTGTTGCCGATGGCCTGCCAGGCAGCATCCCAGTTGCCGCGGAACACGGCGCTTAAAAAGTCCGTCAGCCCGCGCAGCACAACAACGGCCAGATCGATGGCATCCGCAATAGCACCAACGGCCACGCCAACAACGTCCGCAATGGCGTTGAATACCTCAGCAAACGCGGGGCCGAACGTGGCGATGATCCACTTGGCCACCGGGGCCAGCAGGTTGTTCCACAGGTCCAGCAGGCAGTTGGCAACGCTTGCCACCAGCAAAAGAATGTCATCCCACAGGGGTTTGAGGTGGGAGGACCACAACTGCTGCAGAACGCTGATCAGGTTCTGCAGGATTGGCTTGACAATGGTTTCCCACAGGAGGGTGGCCAGATCCTCCAGATTCTGGAACGCAAGGATCACACCGTCCATAAGGGGCTGCCCGTAAGTATCCCAGGCGGTTTTGATGCCGCTCATCAGGTCTTGCCAGATCTGCAAAAGCAGGTCAAGCGCAGGGATCAGCACACCATTGATGGCGTCCGTGCCAATTCCGCATGCCCAGGTGAACAGGTCAGCCAGGACATAAATGGCAGTGGAAGCAACACCGCCCACAATGGGGGCAAACGCTTCCGAAAACGCATTGATCACACCAGGGGCAAACGTGCCGCTCAGATAGGTGAGCAGTGGGGAAAGCCCCTCGTTCCAAAAAGCAAGCGCTGCCTGTTGAACCTCCGGCCAGACGGCGCTGGCCGCGTTCCGTATCTGTTCCCAAGCGGCACTCCATGCGGCAACGCTGGGGGCCAGCAGCGTCTGGAAGGTGCTCCAAAAGTTCTTCAGCTTGTCCGTGATCCCACCCAGAGGGCTGGCAATATGATCAAAATTATAGTTTGCTCCGCCGCTGCTCCCTGTCTTGGCATCCAGCCGTTCGATCTCATCAAACCCGGCCAGGCTGCGCTTGGCCTTGTCGGCCTGCTTGGAGGTGGATCCGGCGGCGCTGCCAACGGCATTGATCCCCTTGGCGGTCTGCTTCATGCTGGAGATGCTTTTCCCGGTCAGGAGAGAAAGCAGACGAAGAAAGCCGTTGATCAGAGAGGTGAGAAGGTTCAGCAACCCGATAATCGCAGGGGAAAGCGCGGAAGCCAGCCCTGCGGCAGCAGTGGCTGCGACACCCTTTAACTTGCCAAGCGCGGTGCTTACCCCGTTTGTTTTGGCAATCGTGGTTCCCATCACGTTTACCACGGAGCGCAGGGCGGAGGAGATCAGGTTAAATACCAGTGCCCCCGACACAATACCTGCAAGTCTACGGCCAAGCTGCCCCACAGCCTTGGAGGTCCGCGCAACGGCAGTCGCGGCAATCTGGGCTTTCCCCGCCATCGTTGTGGATTTGCCTGCGGTGGCTGTGGATTTACCCGACGCAGCCATAGCCATGGCCGCCTGCTCCCGCACGGCACGCTGCTCGGCGGCCTGGGCGGCCTTATCCTGTGCGGCAACGGACTTTTGCGTCTCCGCCACAATGAGCTCCGCGTACTGCGTGGCGGTTTCATCCAAGGAACCATAGGCTTTGTTCTGGCGCTCTTCAATTTTGGCAAAGGACTTTTCAATGTCCGCCGCCTGCTTATTGAAGTACGCCTGCATGGAATCTTCGCCGTTCAGGTACTGTGCCAGGCTGCTTTGGCGGGTTACCGCCTGCTCTTCGGTCGCCAGCTGTGTGGCCAGCGCCGCGTGCTGGTCCTGCAGACCGGCAAGCGCGCTTTCCTGTTCGGTATACTTTGCCGTCAGGCCGGGAATGGACTGCTGCAGCTTGTCCAGCGCACCCTGAAGCTCCGACGCTTTGGCCGCGTCGCTGGCAAAATGCTGGCCCACAAACTCCTGTGCTTTCAGGTTTGCTGTCTCCGGGGTGAGCAATGGATTCCGCTGCTTCTCGATCTCGGCGCGGCGTTTTACAAAGCTGCGCAGCTGTTCATTCACGCTTTCCAGCTCTGCTGCCGTGGATTCCGCCTTGCGCTGGGCATCGGAAAGCTCCTTCCCAAGCGCCAGATGCTTGCTGTTTGCGGTATTGATCTGTCTGTCCAGCGCAGCAACCTGCTGGGCGGTGCTCTTGGCCTTGGCCTGCAGCTCTTTCAGCTCGGCATAGGCGCCTTTATTGTTGATTCTGGTATCCAGAATGATCGACCCATCAGCCAAACATTACACCCCCAGACTTTGGAAAAATTCTTCTTCCGCGCTGGTCAGCTTGTGTTTGGGCAGGGTGACCAGATCGGGATTGCTGCGCACAAATTCCTGCTCGGCTTTGTCCAGCTTTTTGCCGTGCAGGCGCTTGTTGCGGATGGAGACGACCTGCGCAAACTGGCCGTCCCCGATGCAGCCAAATGCCCCGATGAACTCCCACCAGTGCAGGTAGGCGCAGCGGCGGCAGCTGTAGCCCAGAACTTTGTCCACTGCCGGGGCCATGATGGCGGCGTCGGTGTCCCAGTCCACAAGGGCGGGCTTTGGCACGGCGGCTTCCACCGGCTTGCCGCAGTTGATAAACACCATGGCCGCCTGGGCTGCTGCACTCAGGTCCGGCAGGCGCTTCCAATCCGGGTACAGGATCTCCAGGCAGGCAAGGGTCTGTTCCTGCGGGCTCAGCTCCGGGTCACGCAGGGCGGAGATGGCATCCAGCACGGCGCGGTAGTCGCTGCGGATGGCAAACTCCTGCCCGCATACCGTCACGCTGGTGGGCAGCTTCCAGCCGCTCACTGCTGCTCCGGGGCCAGCCCGGCGGTGCTGCCCTGGTAGGCGTCCGCGTGCCTGGCAATGCGGGCCGCGCTGGCCTTGGCGGCGGCTTCCACCGCCTGGGTCAGCATCGGGGTGACGGCATCCAACACGGCTTCGGCCACCAGGCTGCCGTCCTCGCAGAAAGCCAGGCTGGATACCCCGGCAAAGAATACATCCGATACCGGCGTGCCGAAGATGTAATCAAACCAGTGGCGCACCTGCCTGTCCCACTCCACCAGATCCTCGGGGCCGGTCACGGGCGCGGCCGTAATTTCGGCAATCTTGGCGCGGGCTTCCTCCATGCGGCCGGCCAGGCCGATGTCAGAGGGGTTGAAGCGGATGGTGCCGATCAGGGTGCCGTCCGCATCCTTGACGTCATAGCTTTTTAAGCCGCGGTCAATGTTCAGCTCCATTGTTTATTCCTCCGTGAAGGTGGGCACGCCGGCCGCAATGGTGCAGGTGCCCAGCGTTTTGTTGTTGGACAGGTGTACGTTCATCGGCATGCCGACGTAATCGGAGCCGCCCAGGCTCTGGGGCACGATGGTGCAGCCGGTGTGCTTTTCCGCCGTGAAGGAGCCGGAAGCAGCCCCCAGGAAGCAGTGGACGTGCAGCACATCGAACATGCTCAGCTCGCTTACGGCGTTGCGGCGCTCAATGTCCAGCAGCTTGGCGCTCAGCTTCTGGCCGCCGCGGATGGTGCAGGGGTCCAGGTCAAGCTCCGGCTTTGCGGCGCTCACGTTCACGTCCGTAATGCCCAGAATGTCGGTCACGGTGTCGGTGTCGTGGTTGTATTCCACGCTTGCGTCCTCAACGCCGCGGCCCAGCAGTTCCCAGGTCTCAGTACCGGAACCGCCGACGTCCACAAAGATCATGTCCAGTTTGCGGTCGGCTTTTTGGCCGGCGGTCAGGTTGATAGCAGCTTCTGCCATGGTTATTCCTCCTCAAGATAGAGTTTGATTTGTAATTGATAGCGGGCCGCGTTGGCATCCGCCCCGGTGGGCACACCGGCGTTGGATGCCGTGATTTTGGTCACGCGGTACCCGCTGACAGCGGGGTAGTTGTGGGTGCGCTCCTGCCCGCGGATCCAGGCGGAGAGCGCGGCGAAAAAATCAGCAGCGTCCAGGTTGGGCTTTAGCTCCCGCCCAAACGGCAGCTGTGCCACAAAGGTCAGATTGTATTCGGCCAGGTCGTACCCCAGCACGTCGGTGCGGTGGCTCTCGCTGGCCGTGCGCAGGGTGTATTCGGTCGGTTCTGCGCCCAGGTAGTTGGCGTTGAACAGGTCCTGCCTGTTGATCAGGGGGCACTGTGCACGCATCCAGGCGCGGGTGGCATCCAGTACGTTCATCTTCCGGGTCTTCCTCCTGCCAGGGCGGCGGCTTCGCGGATGACGTCATCCTTGTGCTCGGCCATGGCCCGCTCAAACCAATAAGCGCCCCGGTCCGGTGCGCCGTTGTAGGTCAGCGGGCGGCCGGTGGGGTACTTGTGGGGCGGGCTGCGAAAGCCTGCCAGCTCGCCGCCCTCAAAAATGGGAATGTTGGGGCCGTACACCTCGCCGTAGTACAGGTAGCGCGCATAGGGCGTGGCGTATACGATCATGCCGTCCCCGATGGCGCTTGCCGTGATAGCGCTGTGCTTGAGGGTGCCGGTTCGGAACGGCACCTTGGGGTCACAATAGCGGATCACCGCTTCGTCCACCGCCTTCTGCACCCTCCCGCCCGGTGTCAGCCCCCGTTTTTCCAGGGCATCAGAAAGGGCGGAAAGGTCAAGCCGGGCATCATATTTCAGTCCCATCAGCTTGCCTCCACATACCAGTGCGGCGCGGGGTGGCCGCGGTTGTCATGCACGTCCAGCACGGTGGCGGTCACGGTGCCGCAGGTGATCTTGTCGCCGGGGGCAATGTCCAGCCCAGCGGGGGCGGCGCTTTCCGGGATGCGGCATTTGTACACCCGCGCCGCGTGCAGGCCGGTGGAATCCACGGCGGTCTTTGCCTGCCCGTACCAGCTCACGCCGGTCAGAGTGGTTTCTTCTTTCACGTCCCGGTCGGCATCGCCGTCATAGTGCAGGTGGGTCAGGGTCACGGTCTGGTCACAGCCGTACAAGGGCCGCACCTCCCATCCCGGCCCGCATAGCGCAGCGGATGGCTGCGCGGCAGGTAAATATCCGCGGCCGCCTGCATGTCTGCCGTGTACTGTGCGGTCAGGGCAGCAGTATTCAGCGTTTCGCTGTAGCCGTCTATGTTAAAGGCTGCCAGGCCGGGGCGGCTGCGCTCATCGGCCTTGGCGGCCTGGTAGCGGGCGGCAACATCCGCCAGCGCGCAAGCCGCCAGCTTTACGGTATCATCCACCGGAGCCCCGCACTTCAGGCGGCCAAATGTGATGCTGTCCAGATAAGCGCAGGCTTCCCGCACGGCGGGCATCCACTGCCCCTGGGTGGTGATCAGGGTGCCGCAGTAGGTGCCCTGATAGTCGGTAAAATCAGCATACATGGCAGCCCCCTTACTTGGATGCAGGCAGGGTGACGGCAACCGGTACGGCGGCTGCGGCAACCGTTACGGTGCCAGTCTGCGGGCGGTAACCGTCTGCCTTGACGCTGTAGGGATATTCACCGGCGCGCAGGTGGAACACTGCGGTGCCGTCAGTGCCGGTCAGGCGGATGGAGCCGTTCACATTGACAGCTGCACCGGCAATGGCGTTGGGGGAGCTTTCGGCATTATCCTTGACGGTAAAGGTCACAGTCTGGTCGGTGTAGGCGGTTGCGGCGTCAATGTAGGCAAAGGGCACGTTGATGCGGTTCTCGTTCATGCGGGTGGCGGGGTTCGGCATAGCCCAGCCCATGCGGAAGGTAATGCGCAGGGCAATCATGTCCTGCTGGGCCAGGTTGAAGATGATGTCCTTGGTGCTGGGGTCCTGGATCACGGCCTGGTCCAGGATCTTGACGTCCACATCCTGGCGGATGGAGTACACCAGCTGCTTGAAGTTGCCGGCCACCATGCGGGCAACGCTGGTATCAAAGCTGCCGTTCTCCGGGAAGTAGATCGGCGCGCCGTCCAGGGCATAGGGAGTGGTGCCCTGCATATCGCTCTTGTACAGGGGGTGGCCGTTGGTGTCCTTGATGCCGCGCAGGAACGCTTTGGCGCCCATGGCAGCCACAACGCCGTCCACGGTGTAGCCTGCATCCTCCACCTTGGCAAACAGGCCGTTTTCGCCCAGCAGGGAATCATAGCTGATGCCGCCGGAAACGTTGTTGCCGGCCTGGCGGGCAACGGTGATAATGTCGTTCTGCCACTCTGCCGGTCGGTTGATGCCGAACAGAATGGCCTGGTCCACCCGCAGGCCGATGGCTTCGTTGACACGCGGGGTTACCTCGCCCAAGATGTCAAACTCAGCATCAGCCAGAACGGCTTCGGGGATGGGGACAATGACTGCCAGCTCACCGGCGGTCAGGTAGACGTTTTCCCACGCCTGGCGGGAAGTCTGCTTATAGCCGGTATCACCGTTGACCCAGTAGGCCAGCGGCAGCATGGAAAGCACCGGAATGCGGGTCTGCTTGCTGGTCATGTTGGGCAGCTTGCGGCCCAGCTGCATCACAACGCTCTGCTTGGGGGCATCCTGAAAAATGGTGCTGACGACCTGCTCACGAATCAGGGCTTCAGCGCGGGAACGATCAATAACATTGGGCATGGGTTATACTCCTTTCATTTGCCAAACGCGGCACGGATCGCCGCATTTGCTTCTTCGCGGCCGGTGGCAGCTGCCGGGGTGCCGGTAGCACTTGCCACAATGCGCGCGGGCTTGGTATCGGCGGCAAACGCGCCGGGGTCATTTTCGCGGTAGGTCTTTACAAAGTCGTCAAAGCCCAGCAGGCTGTCCCCCTGCAGGGGCAGTTTCTTGGCGGCCAGGTCGGCCATAAATGCTTTTTTTGCGCTGGCGCTGGTAAAGTGCAGCCCGGCAGCTGCATTCTGGGCGGCATAGCCTGCCTGCAGCTCGGCTACTTTTGCGTCAGCAGCTTTCTGGGCATCGGCGGCTTTCTGCTGCCAGTCGGGGTCGTAGCCTTTCAGCTTGGTGTTGGCTTCCTCCAGCTGGGTGCGGATGGCATCACGCTCGGCTTTGGCCGTTTCGGCGGCCTGCTTTTCGCGGTTCACGTCCGCGCCGTTCATGGCGAACACGCGCTGCACCTGCTCATCATTCAGGCCAAGGGCTTTGAGATCTTCGGTTTTCATGGGTGTTACCTCCTGTGTAGGGTGTCAGATAGGCGTTTTTAGGTGGTTGCCGTCACCGTCTGTGCGGCTGTTTCAGCCCTGCCGCAGCCGGGCAAAAGGGTATAAAAAGTGCCCACTTGCCCCTCATGCAGGGCAAGCAGGCATGAAAAAACCACGGTGCAGAATTTGCATCGTGGTTTCAATAATTTGTTGGCGCGGCCATTACGGCACAATTTCCACGCTGGGCAAAACGTCCATGTAAAAGCACAGCCGGTACTGGCGCGGGCAGATGTAATTCACCTTGAACTGTTCCGGGCTGGTCACTGCGGTCAGCATGGCCAGCATCAAAACAAGCAGCTTCTTCATTGTATCCTCCTAAAAATGGGCATGAAAAAACCACGGTGCGGGTGCATCGTGGTTGAATTGTTAGGGGTTATTCGGGTAATTCGCCCAGTTGCCTCAGTAGTGATGCGTAGATTTGTGCATCTACCTGATCCAGCGGGATATTACCATCCAGCAAACCTTCATATTGCGGGTCAACTGGATGCTCTTTGAGGAATGCCTTCATTTTTTCAATTTCCTCTGGTGTAATATTGTACCCCATATTGTGAAATCTCCATTAAAAAATCTGTGACAAGATTATAGACAGCCGTCTTGGGCATCGTGGGGTCGTTTGCTGTGTGATTCAGCGTGCGAGCAGCCATTTTTAGAGAGATCAAATCGGTTGCGGCGGTCTTTTCCAGTGCATATACACTGCCGTCATTGCCGACAATCGTCAGCATCTGCATCGAATCCCGGCTCGCAAAGCCAAGAATATCCTCGGGCGAAAAGGTCATCCCACTTGGATGGTTGTGTATTGCAATGTGAGGCGTGCTGAAATTCGGGATGTGAACGCCTCCTTCCTGCTCGCCGGTAAAATATCCGCTCACGGGCTGCATATCCAGCCCGTAACAGCGGGCCTTTTCTATCCCAAGCGGAACCTTTCGGGCTTCCAGCAGCAGCTTCTTGTGGGCGTTGGCAAGGGCACGGCTGCCCGCGGCGTCCAGCGTCTCACAGGCAAATGGCTGAATGTGCTGAATGCTCTGGATGGTAATCTCCTTGTACCCCAGGCTGATTTCTTTCAGTGTAGCATTGTTTTGGGCGGATTGCAAGGCACTTGCCGCCGCATCCGCCTGTTTCGCTTCCCTTTGCCCAAAGCCCGGCACCTCCGCCCTTGCGCCGTCCAGCCTCTCCCCGGTTTCTGCCAGGAAGGCACTCAGCTGCTGCCGGGCGGCTTTCAGCTTGGCGGCGTTTTGGCTGGCATCCACCCCCGCGGCGGTTTCGGCCAGGTAACGGCGCTTGTACTTGCGCACCTTGCGTTCCAGCGCCCGCTGCATCTGGGTGATCTCGTACCGGGTGTACAGCTCGCCGCCGTAGGGAATATTGCGGGCATCCAGCTCGGCCAGGCGTTCGTCCGTGTAGTTGCGCACGGAGATGCCGGGGTAGAACGGGTAAAAGTTGTGGCGGCAGTTCCAGCCGCACAGGCCCGGCCCGGTGCCGTAACCGGTAGCGGCTTCAAAATCCTCGTACCGCTCACCGTCCTGCACCACAGCGCCCCCGCGGTGGTAAACCCTGCCCTGCCACACCGCATGGGTGGGGCGGGCACCCTCGTGGGCGGTCACCTCCACAAACTCGCAGTCCATCTCTTCCATGCGGGCCAGCTGCAATATGCGGTCAAAAGCAGGCATAAAAATACCACGGTGCAGAATTTGCATGCGCTGAATACTCTGGGCGGTGATCTCCCCGTATCTCAGACTGTTTCTTTCGGTGTAGCATTGTTTTTATCGGGTTGCAAGGCACTTGCCACCGCAGCCGTCCGTTTCCCGTTCCGCCGTTTACAAAAATATTTTTGAAATAGGGCTTGCTTTTTTCATCTTATCCTGCTATAATAATCAAGCGCTGTTAAGGCAGAGGCACAAATGAATATGGGAGCTTTCCCGAGTGGCCAATGGGGACAGACTGTAAATCTGCTGCTTAATGCTTCGGTGGTTCGAATCCACCAGCTCCCACCAAAAGACTGTGATGAAAAAGATGTCACGGTCTTTTTTCTTTGCTGTATCGTCGAAAATCAGCGATTTCGCCAACCAATTTTTGAACACGGTTTTACAGTGTTGTCCAACCATTTTAGTGCGGTTTTCCCAACTTGATGCCCACTTTTCCTGCCGCTTTCCGGAATTTGGCAGGGGAGAGGGCAATTTTTTTGAGAAAAAACAGAATAAATCCTGCTGTTTTCAAAATGTTTTCAATTTCCCTGTAGCCAATTTTCCCTTGGCTGCGGGGATTTTTTGATTTTTCCGACAGTTTTCAGTTTGTTTTCAGGTTTTCCATTTTATACCTATTATAATAAGGAGGATTTCCACTATGAGCATCATTATCGGCATCGACCACGGCTACTACGCTATCAAGACAGCGCATTGTTCATTCCCGGCTGGGCTGACAAGCTACGGAGAACACGAACCCTACACCCGCCAAGGACTCTTAGAGTTTGGCGGGTGCTTTTTTGTTTGTGGCTCCGGGCGGCAGCCTATCCAGCGGGACAAGACGGCGAACGACAATTATTACCTGCTGACGCTGGCGGCGATTGCCAAAGAAATTCAGCAGCGCGGTCTGCCGCCCGAATGTTCGGTGCGGATTGCGGCGGGTCTGCCGCTGACCGGTTTTGGGCGCGACAAACCCAAGTTCAGAGAGTATCTGCTGCGGAGCAAGCAGCCGGTGAACTACAAGTTCGAGGGCGTGGAGTACAGCATCACGATTGAGGAAGTTGCCATCTTCCCCCAAGGCTACGCCGCCCTTATGACCGAAGTGGGGCTTTTGCAGGACGAACCGTCCATGCTCCTCATGGATTTGGGCGGCTGGACGGTTGACCTCATGCGCATCGACAACGCCATCCCCGTGGCCGATACGGCACACAGCCTTGAACTCGGCATGATTCGCTGTGTGGATGACATTCGGGAGCAGGTGCGGCGGGAAACCGGATTGTCCCTGACAGATGCCCAAATCGAGAATATGCTGGCAGGTCAGCCCTGCACAGTCAGCGATACGGTGCGCGACATTGTGAACCGGCAGGGACGCAAGTACACAGAGCATCTGCTCTCTGCCACGATGGAAGCCGGCTTTGACCTGCACGCCATCCCCGCCGTGCTGCTGGGCGGCGGGGCATCCGTGGTGAGCCGCCACCTGACGCCCAAAGACGCGCTTTGCAAGACGATTTTCCTGCTGGAC